CCGCCTTTTCCGTCGCCTTTTCCAATGTTGTATTGGCTTTCGCTATGGCTGTCTCTGCCTGCCGCTGCCATTCAGCCTCATTGTTTACCCTTCGTTCTTCATTGGCTTTGCGCTGTTCCTCTGCTTCCTGTCTTTTACTCTCGTTAGCATCCAGTGTTTCTGCCTTTTGAGTAATTCGTTCTTCTAGCTGTTCAAATTCGGCAAGATGGCCTTTGTATGCTTCCCCATCAAATATCGTATGTCCTACATACACGGCCCCTGGATTCGTAGCCCATTTGATGGTTCCATTTTCATCATATGCGCGAACAGCTATCCATACTGTACCCTTATGAGACACACATGCGGCCGGGATGCTCCAAGTCAGCAGGATATACGCTTCTTGCGTTTCTGCGTCGAGCAGGCAGGTATCCAGTATGGCATCCTCATATTCCAAATCAAGTTTGAAGCGCAGGTTAGCCAGGTCCACACCGCCCGCCGTGATGCGGTTCAGCCTGATATGGCGCACCTCCGAATTGTTATCGTACGTCGTCCCTATCTGGCTATCCTTTTCAGGAATAACAAGTTTTCTGCCTACTACCGTAATCATCCCGTCTGCTCCTTCCTTATCCCTGAATCAGTTCAACCTGCTTTGCATTCTCCATAGCTTCTTCAGTTACTCTTGTCTGGTCCATGGAATTCATAATTACTTCATACACAGATTTAGGAAGTTCTACTTCCTTCCCGCGCTCTATCAGATACGACCTTCCATTCACCCCGACAAACAGCGGGGCCTTATATCGGTCATCATCCCTAAACAAAGCGAATTTTACCGTTTCTTCTTTCTTTGTGGCTGCCATCATTTTACCTCCGTTAATTTTCTTTGTGGTCGTTGTATGTAGATGCTGTCTCAATACGTACCATGTACTGCTGGGACAAGATTTCAGTTACCTTCATGGCCTTCCATCCAACCGTAGAACGCTGGTTCAATGGATCGGCTGTACCTCCACTTCCCAGTGGCTTTACAATCGTTTCCAGCCCTCCTCCTTCAATTTTGGTGGTTGCGTATGCGTTTTCTCCCAGCAGCAGTGTGGAATATACATCAATCCCACTCGCGCCGGCTTTGGTAAACTTCTTTGCCTCAGTCGTCTCTATAAATCGCACGCCTTCCAGGGTTCCGATTTCTCCATTAAAAATCCGTTCCGGGTTTTTATACTTCACTACCTCAATGAATCTCGGATCCAACGTGATATCATAGGCGCAATCCGGGTGGATAATAGCTACATAGTGTCCATTGATTTTAGCTGTATTCTGGACCTTTAAAGCCCTCACAGCCATCTTGATTGCTTTTACCGTCAGCTTCATTTCTGCTGTCAGTTCGGAGCGGGAGGAAACCTGCCCCTCTGCGTACTGCACGTTAGTACCGGCGTTTAACGCCTCTCTCGATATAGTGTCCAGGGTACTTCCTGCCTGGTTTCCAATGGCTGTCGTGGCTTCTACAACCACGTTGTCGATTGCCGTCATGCTAATCTGGTCAGATAATGATACAAAGCCGCCATACTGCTTTACCTCTGCCTCCTGCTTTGTTACAGTCATGGTCTGGCCTTCCGGCGTTACCCCCTCCGTTAAGGGCGTAAGCGCCTTTGGAAGCTGCTCAAATCGTCTAAATTCAATCCGTTTTCCTCCGTTCTTCGGAATGTTTCTTGTCTGTCCAAACTGGTCGTGTACCAGATGCGGTTTTGTATATCTCAGCAGATTTTTGTCGTAGAATGTTTTCATTTCTGCCGACAGGCTTCCTGTTCCGGTCGTATTGGCTGGTACAGATGTATCAAACATCCTGAGATTTAACTTCAAAGTTGCATTCATAGCTTTGTTCATAATTTCTCCTTTCTTTCCCTATCCGCTATCTAAGTGTGATTTGTTCTCCGTTTCGGACCCGTTCAATGATTGCGTCCATCTGTTCGTCCGTTAGGCTTGCAACGTCTACGCCTGTCTTTGTGGCGGCTCCTTTACTTGCTCCGTTTTCAGTTGGTCTTGCTGCGCCTGAACGAATGGTGTCAGCCACTTTTTTCTGCGTTTCCGTCTCTGTTTTTGCCATAAGGCCCTGGCTGAGTTCAGCAAAGTGTACAGCGCGATAGGCCGCCTCCATGCTTACTCCGCTTTCAAGCATTCGTGCAAAATCTGGGTTTTGGCATTCTAATACCATGTCGAACTGCGGGAACAGCTGTTTACACCTCTCCGCTTCCATGTTCCAACGGCTGTATATCTGTTCTCTCTGCCTGGCCTCATTCCATTCTCTCTGTTGTGCAAGCAGCTGCTGATTCTGCATCTGAAGGTTCATCATGGTCCGGTACTGGTCAACCGACATTCCCGCCTGCGTAGCCGCCGCTTCATAAAAGCTGTCATCCTTCTCAATGGCTGCCACTACATCCTCTATCTTTCCTGAGTTTACCCCGTACCGGATATTCAGCAGGTTCATGAGCGGTTCGTACGCTTTTAGCTGATTCTGCATCTTCTGGTTTTCTGCATTTCTGCGGTTTAACGCTTTCTCAATGTCCTTGGCAATCAGGTCATTGTAATCCGCACGGATGCGCTCATAGGCTTCCTCTCGGATCTCCGGCTCGCTTACGGAAGGTTCCTGTGAAGCCTGTCCTTCGGCTGGTTCCTGTCCGGTTCCCGGCTCCTGTGGCTCTGCTGCCACTGCGGCCCCTTCTCCAGTTTCACCCGCTGCGGCCCCTTCTCCTTCAAACATTCTCAGATTTAATTTGAGTTTGTTCATGTATTTTTCTCCTTTCCCGTCTATTACAGGCGGCATCTTCCTGCCTCCTGCAATAACCATATCACATTCTATTTTTTGTTTCCAACACCCCTAATTTTATGTAGTCTGGGTATTCATTTTCAAGCATGCTGTAACCTACCCTGATGGTTTCCAGAGTGGCTTCCACCTCTTCTATGTGGCTCTGCTTCACAACTGCATGCGCATCTATATTTCCAGCCTCATACCGGTTCAAACTGAGCAGTATTTTCTTTTCCTCTGCCAATGTCAGTAGGCGCTGTACTAATGTTTGTCCCAGAATGGATATAGCCGCACATACAATATCGTGGCCTTCTGGCAGGTTATTCCTTGCAGCAAATCCAGCATGTCCTTTCATAGTTATCTTCACATAGCCCTTATCAAATAACATATTGACCTTCGTCATAATTTAACCTCCGTTGATGTAGCTGCCCGCTGCCTGGCTTTTCCTGCCGCGCTGCTGTCTCCCCCGATGGCCTGTCCTATGCTATTTGTTATTACTGGTTCTCCATTGGCATTTCCTGGCTTTACTTCTCCCTGTGGCAGTCCAGCTCCATCCATAACGGCAAGGATTTTTTGATTTCCGGTCATTTCATAGATTAAATTCGCCATCTGAGCCATGGTTGCCTGCATCTGCTGCATCTGCTGGTACATAGTTCCGTTTTCTTGCACCTGCTTAATGACTTCTTCTCGCTTGTCAAAATCCATCATCTTTATGACGGCAAGGGCCTGGTCTGCATTTTGCGGGGCAAACACGCCCATTCCATAAAGTTCCTTTGCCAGCTCATTATTTGCAATCCGGCTGTACAGGCTGGCCTTCTGGGCCGATACTTTGATATCAAAGACTGGTTTGCGCATGGAAAGTTCTCCATTCATCATGGCATCTTCCTGCGGTTTCAGTCCCTGGTTGTCCAGAGTAATGTATTCCGAACTTCCATTTGGCCGTGTAATCCTGTAACATCTCGGTATATCGTAAAATTGCCGTATCAGCTCTATTACAAGCGTAACAATTTCCGAATAAGCACTATAGCTGTCCTTCAGCATATCCCTGGACAATTTACTTCCGGCCTCCTGTAGTGCGGCAATGGCGCTGGCCGCTGTCACTCCGGATGTAGTGGAACCCTGGGAGAAATCGCGATTTCCAGATGTCTCCTTCAATTCGTCAATTTTTGCCTGACGGATACTCAACACATCATTGGACATTTCGGGCGGCTTTATCGGCTGGATAGAGTTCTCACTTACATCTCCGCTACAATGCACCAGGTCCCTTGACAAGTCTGTAAATTCCTCTTCATTCACCTGCGCAGCTCCGGAAATAAAATACCTAGGCCGGCTTAAACTGGCGTGTTTTAGGATTACCTGGTCCAGCTTGTCTATGTATTCCTGCGGATTAATCATGACATCCAGATACCCAAATCCAGCCGGCGATCCCTTCTCCGGAAACATACAATCAAACACAAATGGGTATTTTCCATGGTCATACAGTCCTGTTTCTCTATACTTCGGGTCATTCTCCGTTGCAAACAAGACATGCCCTTCTACAAATTTGCAATAATGCAGGACTGTGCGGTTTGTTCGGATTCCATTTACTTCCCCGTACACCCGGCGTTTATAGTACCAATCAAAGACGTTCACTTTCTTCGAGGTGTCCAATTTGGACACGTAGGCATATTCCGGCTTGTAAATGGCTCCTGATTGCAGTTTTCCTTTCAGCTGTGGATACTCTTCTTCCAGTGTCTCATAGTCCACCATATCAATCACAAACACATTTTTGGAATCCTGGATATTGCTTATCCCAGGCTCCCAGAATATGTCCATCATATCTATGTGTCTGATTTCAATGTCCCCCAGGCCATTTTCTTTGTCCTGGTTCCAAAATATTCCATATACCGCAGTACCCGTCTTTGGTTTATCCCAGGAACACTCCGAATAAGTCTTGTCAAATCCATTCTGCTCCATGATAACCGGCACGACATCCGACAGCATCTTAGCAATGGGTTCGTCACTCTCCTCCCTGGGCAGGATAGCCGGGGAAGGGTAATTATCCTGAAAGTCAGCGTGTTTATTAATTACACTGTTAAACAACCATGCACTTGTGGGTCGCGGGTCATTGGGATTGCTGGATGGGCTTGTAAACTGCTCCCAATGGTTATTTTTCCACCATTCTTCCGCGTTTGTAATTCGCTTTGTCAGGTCATCTTTGGCATCCTTGTATTTCCGGAACATCTGCAAGGCATCTTCAATCGTCTTTTCATTCACTGGTTTCCAGTCTGTTCCCGGTACTTCCTGTATTGTTGTATCGTTCTCCATGTGTCCTCCTTACACTCTTATTACACGGCTCCTACGCTCCCGCTCTTCTTTGTATAGGTCAAGTGGATCCTCAAGAGGCAGTGGTTTTTCTCTGTGCTTACGGATTGCTATGATACGCGACATAAGCACATATCTGCATTCATCGTAAATATGGTCCTCCTGCTTTGTATCTACGTCCTCCACGTCTTTTTCGTCATACACAAGGTTAGGTACCGTACGTATGAATTCCTTACAGTTCTTAAACACATAAAACATGGAGCGACCATGTTCGTCAAAAGCCATACGGTAATGATACTGCATCTTTCCAGCAATCCTGTGATTATCGCCAGGAGCCCAATACACACCCAGTTTCGCCATAGTATCTGCTATGGACGGTCCCCGGTCCTTTGCAAATATGGATGGGTCCGCAATCCCTGTTATTCTCCTTCCCTTTAAATTCGGGTCCGTCTCCTCAATAGCCCGAATCTGTCTTGCTACGGCTGCCGGTTCTATCTTAATTCCTACGTTGTAGCAGTCCTTTTTCATCCCATAAAGTTCGCGTATACGGTAAATACAGCCCGTATAATCCACTGCATACCAACCGACTGAAAATGGTTTTGCATAACCATGATCATAACCTCGAATGATTTCCCATCCATCCGGGATATTGAATGGATTTATTACATGGCTCCACTGTTGTGTATCATATCCTTCTGGGTCGTTTTTCCACTCTTCAAACACCTGACCGCTAAATGAATTCCAATCACCATATAGTAAAGCGTTCCGCTCTGCCTCAGGCAGCATAGCTAGCGACGCTAAATAATGTGGATTATTACGCATCAAGTCAGCATTATCAAATAAACTGCTAGGGATGAATATTCTGTCACTCTCTGTTTGGATTGGTTTTCCTGTTGGGTCCTTGATTTCTGTAATTTCCCTTATGGGCGTTCCTGGTTTCATTGCTGTTATGAATCGTGCCTTTACCCATCCGTGTCCCGGTCCACCTGGGTTTGCCGTTGAGCGGATGTACCCTCTTAACCCTGGTCCACTTGACCTTGTACGTGAAAACAGATAAACATATTCATCCCAAGAAAAATGGGTCAGTTCATCAAATCCAACAAAATCATAATGTCTACCTTGATATTTCAATTTATCTTTCTCATACTGCATACTTCCAAAGTATATTTTCGCTCCACTTGGAAATGTCCACACATGCTCCGTTTTATTGTATTTGGCACGTGGAAAGGCAAAACCATACAACTCCCTGGACCGGCTAATTAAATCCTCCAACTCCGGGAACGTTTTTCGTATGATGACAGCTCGATAGTATCCTATATGGACCTGTCTAAGTGCTTCCACCAGCAGATAATCCGACTTTCCTCCGCCTGCGGAGCCTCCGAACAAGGCTTCAAATTCCATTCTTTGCATCATGGCCTGCTGTCTCGGCGATGGTGCCCATATGACATTATGGGTCTTGACAAATTCTTTCGCATCAAACTTCTGTTTGTTCTTACCGTTCTTCCTCATTACGTTGGTTTTGTTCTTCCTCCATCATCTTTTTAATTTCCTTGGCCTGTTCTGTTTCCATCACAATCATGCCAAATCCGGCTCCGTTTTCGTCCTCATCGTTATTTTTAAGCTGCACATACTTATTACGCCATTCCGGCATCCGGTTCTCCAGCCAAAATACAATGGCTTTTGTATCCCCTTCCACATGTACAGTCTCCTCTGCGTATTCAATCACTTCATCCTCTTTTATTTTTTTGCCGTTCTCGTACGTTACATGTCTTGTTTTGATAGGCTTTTTATTGGTTACTGTATATCCGAGGGCTGCCCTATACAAACTATTTTCCACAAGGCGGTCTGCATAATCCTTCCCCGTAGATAATGCTTCACTTATTTTTTCATGTTTCTTTTTCCACTCCCCTAGGGTGGAGCGGCTTATCCCAACCAACTTGGCTATTTCATCGTCAGTTTTTCCAGCCCTGGCCCAGGCTGCCAGTATGGTAAGTTTCTCCTCGTTCTCCACCCATTCCTGCCATTTCTGTCTTGCCATGCTTCACCTCCTTACATAACCATATCACATTCTATTTTTTGTTTCCAACACCCCTATGCGACCGGTTTTGTCCGGTTTATTCCACGCAAAAAAGACGCAGGTCGCGTCTATCTTTTCCGATTCTCGCGCGCGTATACGCGCATGTGTATGCGCACACGCATTATAGTGTCCGATTTGTACGGTTACTTTCCTTCCTTCTCCCTCTGGTAGATGGCTTTATAATATGGGCAAGTGTCATACATATCGGAACAAAACAGTTCCTGGTAGTTTTTCTTTTCCTCATGGCTTGTAAACTCCAGCTTATTTCTTACTTCAAATCCCAAGTTATTTTCTATGTTCTCGCACGTAATAGTTGGCGTTTTTTTATCGTATCGGCTGACTGTGACACAATACGGGCATCGTATCTCTTTTTTTGGTCTCACCCTCTCACATCCCTTCTTTTCGCACACTAATCGGCGGACCTTATCTGGACCGCTTTTTCTTTTGCTGTCGCTTAGCTGCCCTCTCATGAGCAGCCATATGATAACCCGGAAGCAGAACAAGGGTATATTCCAGGAATTCATAACCATTTTCTTGTATACCTGACTTCACCGTCTCCTTATCCAGGTAGTATCCTTCTGGTACCTCAATGGCCCCTGGATCTATCCGTCTACGTTTTCTAACTTTTTCCTTTTTTGGATCTGGACGCACAAGGTTCTGAGACGGGTTATATCGTTTTCCCTGGAGCCTTCCCTCTGTGCGCATGGTCTTATCCGAATATTTAATAAAATAGTCGGCCAGTTTGTGGTAGCTCCCGCTTTCGTCCATCGGCACCGCCTTAATCCATCCATGGGGCCATACGGTTTTTAACAGTCGTACATCGATTCCACCCGTCTGAACAACATGCACATGCTCTGCACCGCGTTCTCCGCGTTCCCCTACCCAGATATATTTTAGGCGTATGCCAGCCTTTCGATAGAGTTTCCGCAGCTGCTTCAAAAACTGTCTTACATAAGCCCGGAATTTTTTGGGTTCCCCTGGCCTTTTTCCCTCCTCGAAGCTGTATGTAACATACAGGTCGGCTCCTGAAAAGTTCGCATTCATGAGCCACGTTAATGTACGCTGTGCATTCCTCCGATTAATCTCTGCCTGTTGCTCACTGGTAGGCTTCTCTCTCTTCCTCCTCCTTCCCTCCTTCTGTCCGTTCAATTTCTCGTCATTATATTTCGCTGAATAATATGCACGGATGTTCTTAGTTCTCCCTGCATAGCATACACTTTCTATATGCGCCATTACCCTGTTACTCCCATCCTATGATTTCTCCCCCTGAAAACCAGGGGGAGGTTCTTATTTTAATAAACTTATCGAGTTGGATGCGGGGTCATATCCCCGCTCCGTTCTTTTCCGAAAACTGTAAATATATGTAAATTATGCCGCCTTGTTTCTTATCACCCGCAGTGTGTCTGGGGTCGACTGCGCATAATATAAGGAAGTTACTCTTGAATCTGCATGTCCCATAATCTCCTGTATTGTTCCAATGTCAACGCCTTTGTTCTTCAGTTCCATTCCCAGGGTTTTTCGCATTTTATGCGGATACACCCTGCTTGTCACTCCAGCCCGCTTTGCTATGTCCTTAAGAATTCCTCGCACGGCGCATGTAGATAATGCCTGGTGCGGCTCCTTAGAGCTTACAAATATGGCCGGGTTATGATCTGTCCTACTATTCAGATATTTCCTATAATGATAGATAGCGTCCGGGTCCAGATACAATGTGCGGTATCGGTTGCCCTTCTCGCCTAAAATCATTACGTCTCCTGTCTCCCAATTAACCAGGTCAATTGTGATTGCAACCACCTCGCCTACTCTGGCTCCGGTACTACGCAATACCTCCAGTATGGCCCGCTCCCTCAGGCTTTCACATCCATCTTTCAATCGCGCCATCTCTTCGGGTGTGAAATAGTCAATCGGCTTTTTGGTAACCTTCTGCGGTTCAATTGCTTCAACCGGATTTGCACTGATCAGCTTTTCTTTACGCATCCAGGTAAAAAATGCGGAAAGAAACCGCCGCTCATTGTTTATGGTCTTTGGCTGGTTCTTATGTCCTGTTTGCGAAACGTTCTTGTGTTCGTACCAGTCAAGGTAATAATAAATGTCTGGTTCTTCCATTTCGGTCAATGGTTTATATACCAAAGTGACCAGGCGCTTAATTGCACTTACATAACCATACTTTGTCCCCTCTGCCAATTTCTTCTTTTTATATAGGAAGAGTTGCAATATGTATCCGTTCTGATTGTCTATGCTGTCTTTCATTTCCATTGGCAGCGTATTAATCCTCTCAATCACTACGTCAACCAGATTCTTTGTTAGTACTTTTTCCAGCATTTCCAGCACGTCACTGCTCAGATAGTACGTCATTGCCACAATTACGTTATTAATAATTTCCGCTTTTACACTCTGATTATCTGTATTACTCATAACCCTTCCTCCTTCGTATTGCTTAAGGAATCAGAATATGGTATACTGTCCTTAAGCGTAAGGGCGGTACAGATAACTTTGGTCGGTTGATGTACCGCCCGTTTTCTTTGCTCCTGTCTGGTGTTCTACGCTTTCCATTGCTATCACCTCTTTCTCGTTTTCTTTGAATGGGCTGTCATGGATTCGAACCATGCCGCTAGAAGAAATTCAGCGTTCCCGATGGCAGCAGCCCTATATGCTATATGACCAATATCCAGCCAACTAAGTTCATACCGTGCTTTTCAATGCTTACAAGTTCTATATCTTCCATTAATTCTTTTACTGTTTTCTTGATTGACACCTGTTCAACGATACTTTCAGCGGCTAACTCTGCCTGCATTTTTAACAAACCACAGACTTCATCATGCTGTCCTTGGTTATTTGACATGAGTATATAAGAACCATACGCTTTACCTGGATACCTTTCTGTCAACATCTTCACTATCTCACTCCATCTGATTTCAACTTCATATTTCTTTCCCAATCTTAATCCTCCAATTTTTCACATTATAAAAGCCACTAACCTAATATTGATTAGTGGCTTCAATAAATTCTTTCATCAATTTTGATAATTGTTTAGCTTGCGTTGTTCCGGCCGCTTCACAAGCTTTTGCAAAATCTTCTACAAGTGTTTTGTTAAGCTTATATGACTTGCTAATTAGTCCGGCTTTCTTCTGCCATCTTTCTTGCGGCGTTCCTCTTCATAAAGTTTTCCATTCAAGTGTAATCCTATGATTTTCTCCATCATACCAGCTTAATACTGGTTCATCTCCCCAACTTGATATGATTTCATCAGCCATATAGGTCTTGCCATCTGGCGTATCAATAAGCAACTCCTCAAATTCATTCTTGGATATTTCCCATTTGTCCGGCAATGTGATTTCAATTTCTTCACTCACAGTTGCATGTGGGTGTTTTCCCGAAATAGTGAAGATTGTCTGCTTCTCATGTGCCAAAACTCCGTAATTTGCAAATCCTTTAATTGTTGTCATATTGTTTACCCCTCTTCTGAATTATAGCATGTTTTCTAACTGTCTTTATTATACCATAGGGTGCACCCAATGTCAACACTATTTTCCACTAATCAATATTAAATTTTCAATGTACGTTTAATGTTAATAGTGTGTATGTCAGTTCGGTTGATTAGATACTATCCTGTGCGTTGCAACATCCATATCCTTAATCATATCTAATAGTGGCCGCTCTGTCTCACTTTTCGCTATCACTTTCCAGCGATATGTATATACCGGTTGTGAGCAATTTCCTAAAATATTTGGCATTGCATAGCTTTCTTTTCTCTCCAAGAAAAACATCTCTTTCACCTCAAAATGTTAATCTAACCAATCAATCAGTATATGCCAGAATATCCGACATGCTGATCTGCCTCTCAGGTTCAAAATTCATCCACAATACCTCGCGCTTTTTGCTACAGACCTGAGAATAGCACTCTGTTTCTTCCCTATGCCAGCTGTGCAGCCGGTCATTGTATAAGTCGTTTTCATAACCGCTGATTAATACCGGCCCCTTGTGTGCAAGGACTACATCTAATAAATCAGCATGTGCAGCATCTTCCATTTCACAACGGTACTGCTTTCCGTGTCTTTTGGATAGCACATACGGCGGATCAGCGTAGATTAACACATTGGAACAATTGAAACGTTGTATCAGTTCCACAGCTGGCATATTCTCAATTTGTACACCTCTAAGGCGTTCTGCTGCTTGCATAATTTTCCCCGGAAGATTACACCAATCCTGTGAAGCATAGGCCCGTTCCCGGCCCTGCACATCGTTTTTCCATCCGACTTTTTCTCCATTGGTACGGAATCCGTGGCCCATGTTCAACCGTATGTAAAAATTAACCGCCTGTTCAAAGCTGTCACTTGGTACTGTCTCAAAGGCAGTGTTGTATATCTGTCTGGCATATGGGGTTAAGTAAATCTCACGTGCCAATCGTTCTGGATCCCTTCGAATCCATCCGAAAAGGTTGACCACATTTCCATCCAGATCGTTTACTGTTTCAATGTCACTACGCGGTTTGTTAAATAATACCGCTCCGCTCCCGAAAAAAGGTTCCAAGTAGCTGTGATGCTGTGGAAAAAATCCAATAATCCATTTTGAAATGCTCCACTTGCTCCCTGGGTATTTCATTACCGCTTTCATCCCAGTCCCTCCTCTAAATATCAGTTTAGCGTATTATAACGCTCTGCCCCTCTTTGTCCGTAATATCCACTGAAATCGTCATTCTTCCGAACGTGCCCATTACCCTGTCTCTGATTTCTTCACGGACAATACTTCTTGCGCTTTTATCTATGCACTGTTCAATTTTATTTGATATAGCATCACTTGTATTTGTCTCATGCAGCGCTTGAAATATTGCCCTTTTAAGTTCTTCTTGTAGAACCTCTTTAACCATATCCTTTAACGTGTTTTTATTGATTCCTGCTTCATTAAGCATCTGCCTTACTTCCTGCCTAATGGCAATCTGTTCTACAGTCATATACTTTTCCTTTCCGGCAATCGCCTAAATTCTAATTTAGCGAACATCACGAAGCAAGTCATCAATACCAATTGTATCCGCTGACACTGGCAAGTCTGCTCTCAAATATTGCCATTTGCTCTTTAGATTTCGTAACATCTGCCGTAACTCATCGCACTCCCGATAAACCTCCGGAACCTCACTCTTTTCTTCCGGGTGTAAAAAAGCTTTCAATTCTTCGTACTCGGCATCAAGCTTAGTCATTTTATTGTAATACCTGTCATATCCTGTATCATTATAACTGCCCCGCGCCTCATTGTAGGCTTTTCGGTTCCTTTCCATCTCCTGTGTGATTTTTATCACAGCTTTTTCAATTACTTTCTGCATATTATTCTTCCTTCCTTCCTCCGGTTTTCCCGGAAATGTTAATTTTGACGAGTAAGCAAATCCGGATTATCAAAGATGTTTCCGATAATCTCATATTCGTTTAAATCGCTCCTTAAATTAAACCGTCTCCATTTGCTGAATAAAGCAAAACCGCCATCATTCCACCTGACAGAAAACGCATCAAACCCTGCGAAATTATGTCCTTTCCCATCGTCTTTTCCGTATTTGCTCGTTCTTACAATATCATTCTCCCAAATCTTCTGGACGTTCTTATCTTGCAGTCCGGTATACTGACAGACGGTTTCTGGAACCATTTCAACCCATTCCGCATAACGCTCGTCATATCCATGGCCATCATCATATACCGGCAAGATATAGTGATGTCCTCTACATTTTACATAAAAACCTGTCTCCCACTCGCCATTGTCCAATCTCTTTGCCTTAAATGAATATCTGTCCATATCTCCCCATCCTAAAATTTCGATTTAGATGAATATTGCATTTCCTACCTTTCCATATACAAAACCAGCATCCAGCATTTCTTTCCATTGTTCTTTACTGACTTTTATATCAGCAAAAACCGTATAGTTACTTTCACACCATTCACAAAGCTCGTCAAGTGTTTCAAAAACCGGGCTTACTGGACTACCTTCTGTTGTAGTTTCCCAAAGCTGAAAACCATCTCCTTTTGGCGGGCCTGTATACGGTTCAAAATCCGGGCAACCATACTCTGTAAAACCAATCCCTTTCAAAGTTGCAAAACGCTTACAATTCTCGCATCCTCCCGCACTATTATCATGGCAATAGCTGCAATAATACCCATACCATATTGTATTAAGAGGCCAATCAAAATTTAATGGCACTCGTTTTAATTCTCTTCCCATGTTTCTCCTTCCTCTTCCACTATGAGCGGACACCATTCCGGCCTTCCACGAAACACATTTGGTATGTCTTTGTGTTCTTTGGCCTTACATTGCTTATCAATGGAGCAGCATGGGCAATCATAGCAGCTATCTGGCATATTTTCTATTTCTAACATTGCCTTCATCCCTCTGCCTCCTCCGCTAAATTTGTGAATGCTTCTATCCATTTGGGCTCTATACAAAAACATCCTTCGTGTTCATATTCATTTGATTCATAGGCCGCTTCAAATTCTTCCCGGTCGTCAATAAATACCCCTGTCATACTATCTTGCTCCATCATGTAGGCAAGTTCTTTATCCTTGCTTCTATCACACAGGCCAAGGAAAACATATTCTCCTTCCATGGCTATACTTTCGACAACATAGGCATTCTCTCCGTCCATATATTCAGCTATACTTTTCCATAACTCATAATCGGAATCTTCTGGATTATTTTCGTCAAACATGTGGGCTGTAGCCAGTTTTGCTATCTTTATCATTCCTCTGCCTCCTGATGCATATCGTTGTATTGGTACTGTAAACGGCACTCTTTGCAGGTTTCGTAAGGTTCTCCATCTCCATCCATGGTTCTTAATCCGGCACATAAGCCTTCTTCCATTCCTGGATATTCAAATTTGGTCATATAGCAATGAGCAATCCCATCTTCAATCCTTTTTTTATCTGTCTTTATCTTTTTGTATGCCCAATCCAAAAGCATGAGCAAATCCGCTCTTGTTGTCGCATTATGAGCTCCCAGACTTAACTCCTTCTCTATCAAACCCATCTTTTTTTCGTACGGCAACCATTCAAATCTTTCTTTGTCATACTTCATTCCTCTGCCTCCTTATATGGCTCCGGCAATGGCATCCAGGCAACGATATCATCATGAGTAATCCCCGTTGGAGTTATATGCCACCTTTGACCATTAGGGCCATACCAGGCTATCAAAATCCACCCGCTCTTTGTGCAAACCAAAACATCCTCTTTCGCCTTCGGCAGCCGCTCCTGTACTGGTATCCATCTTTCATGCCTTTTCAATGCCAATATCCCTTCCGGCTCCAGGCCGGTATCCTCATAGTCAGCTAATCTTATCATCGCATCGCGAAATCTATCATGCCGTATGCTTACCTCAGTTTTTTCCTCATTAATCCAATCTGTTAATCTCTCCATACCGTAGTTCCCTTCTTAAATGGGAATTTGCTTTATCCCATAACTTCTGAATAAAGCCGGCTCCGTCCGTTGTCGCCCCTTCTTTTCCGATTACAACAAAGGACTCTTTTTCGCATGTTTCGATTTTGAATAATTGCCGGTACTGGCTCCCAGCTTTGGCTTTGGCCCAATCAACGGCCCCGGCTGCCGTCCAACTTTGGCATGGCGCTCCCGTTGCTTTCTCGGCGCGTTATCAGCTCACCCTCTTTTTTATTGTCTATCTGGTTTTTGCTCCAGAGATTTTTTTACAAGGTCCCTCGTTCGTCCTTGCGCCGTATAGCCGATATGCCAGCTTAACGATTTGGTTGACAAAAACATGTAAAATCTGTAAAACACGCTCATGTTAAGCAAATGTTAATATCGCTGCCCTCTTTTATCATACCGGCATCTGGTATGGACATGGGCTGCCAAGGTAACACCGGTCCACAAATTCCTCTGCCTCTCCGCTCTCCAGAGCCTTAATAGCCATCTCGTAAGCCTGTATCTGCTTCTCCGCCTCTGCTATAAAACCTATCTTGTCAGGTATCGTGTTTTCGATAATTCCGGTGCGTACCATTTGCTCCCATCCCTTATCTGTGGTTTGGTAGCGGTATGTATTAATGTGTTCTTGTAGTATCGCTATTGCTCCCTGCCTATCTATCATCCCTCTGCCTCCATGCGCCACTCAACATCCCATTTAATTCTCTGCCCACAGTGTCCACAATATGGATAGTTTGAATTAACCCCTTCACCGCAAGATGGGCACAATCCGATATTCTCTTTGTCTTTAATAAAACACCTTTCATCCTCTGGTTTTTTTGCTATCTGTTTCTGTAGAGCTGATATGACAGCCTCAACATTTTTCAATGGTATATGTCTAAATGACTTAACCTCTTGGCATCCCATCAATTTTGCATTTTCAACTACCATTGATAAGTCTTTCACGATTCCTTCTTCAATCATCCCTCTGCCTCCTTATATGGCTCCGGCAATGGCATCCAGGCCAGCACATTCAGTTTTTCCCACCCATCAGTAAATGATACTCCGTTCCAAAATGCCCTAATCACACAGTCTGTATTTTTGACAGACACTAAATATATCTCCAATGGCTTGTTATCATATAGCGGATTTTCTTTCGGTTTTTCCGGCAGCCGCTCTTTTATGGGAATCCACTTATGTATCATCCCTTCTATTTCCTTCGGATTCACACCCGTATTCTCATAGTCCATAAGTGTTTCCCTTAGGTCTGCCATTGCCCACATAAGGCGGTATACCAATGCGGTGCGCCCATTTGGGTCATTGATACCATATTGCAGGTTGTCCACGAGGATATCATCCAATGTTTTATTGTCATCCGGCAGTTCGATTCCCTCTGCCTCGCTGAATTTGCGGATGAAGTCCCGCAAATCCATGTCTGAATCATAATCTCTGTACCATGCCCACCTGTCCTTTGCGTACATACAATTATGTGCCAGATCTATCATGTTCATTTCGCTAGCAGGTTTTTCTACTGTCAATCTTTTCATTCCTCTGCCTCCTTCATTGTTACGAATCAAGCCATTTCCACATTATGATTCCAAAAACAATCAACATTACGATATAAACAGTCGCATCTGTTTCTACCATTTACTTAACCTCCGCTAAATGCATGCCAAATGAGTCAATTGCCTTCATAGCCTCTCCCAGGCTATCAAACACCATACCGTCATACAATATATCATCAATCCGGTACCCCAGTTCATCGCCATCGGATGGGGTTGCTACCCTCAAGGTGCAGATATCCATTCCTTTGTATTCCATTACCTTTGCATATCTATTGCTTAAATGTTTCATCTTCTCTCCTCCGCTAAATACGTGCTTCTATCATTAAATATCTGGCCTGTAATATTATTGATACGAATATGCGATAGTGTATCAATGTCTGTCGGTGTTAAATTACCGCCTCTGAATACAATGGTTCCATCCGCTTTTATTTCGCTTACCACACCGATGCGGCCAAAAACTGAATCAATACTATTTCTTTTCACTTCATTTTGTCCTCTTATGGCTTCGTTCGGTTACTTTCGTTAAAATATCCTGTAAAACTATTAAATCGTCGTCCGTTACAAGGCTTGCCTGCATCATGATTTCCTGCAATGTATATATGGCCCACTCCCTGGTAGACCATTCCTGTTTTTCCTCTTCTGACGGATCTGGCTGGTTCATTGCTGTATCTGCAAAACCTGTAGCGGTCATTTCTGCATTTTCTGCTGCTTTCTCTGCCTGTATCCCAGCCTGTGTAGCAGCTATCTGGGCATGTTCTGCTCGTTTTGCAGCCTTCTCTGCTCGTTCTGCGGCCTTCTGTGCAGCCTTGATTTCCTGCTTCTCCTTGACACGCTCTGCAATATCCTTGTGACTGACTTCTTTTCCTCCAGCAGCCGCGGCTGCAATCTCCTTCTGTTCCTCTGCCGGAAGCTTTGCCGTCTCATATGCGGCAGTTTTTCCAATTGTTCCTGCCTTAAACTGTTCTTTCGCCTCAGGCACCAGGCCCTTGTTTATTTTATCCATCCTTGCCACCTGGGTCTTGCTGGTCTTAAGGATATCCGCAACAATATCCCGCATTTTTCCCTTTATAATTATCCCATCTTCTTCTCTGGCCCGTATAAGGGCCGCTTTCAAACGGGCCGCTTGCTCTGTTTCTTCATATGGCGTAAGTTTGCGGTTAAAGGCATTTCCAATAATAAGAGACAATTCAAATAGGGCTGATGTCATTTCTTTGTACAGATACCTTGCCTTATAATCCCTGGGAAGCGCCCCGCATTCTATATTATGTATGTTGGCCAGATTCCTTCTATGGCCGCTTATGATTTTGTATACACCATCTACCCGTCCAAGTACAGTCGGCTGCTGTTGGCCCACGGTAAGCATGGAATCTGCCAGCTCCTCAATGTTTTCCTGACTATAAAAATTGCTTTCTGATGGTTCCACTTCATAGGGGCTCAGATAAATTTCCGTAAAATCCGGATCTGATGCTTCCACGGTGTTTAATAGTTCTTTAAATGACCACGACATTGTTCCCCTTCCCCTCCTACAGATAGCTTTCTCCAAAACGCAACCTGAATTCGCTTCTTGCCATTTCTTCTGTTAACCCACAGGCAACTTCATGTTTTTCCCACGCAAGCTGTCCGGCTATTTTGGATAGCTTCTCTGCCATTGGATTCTCATGTATGCGTTCAAGGACATTCCCCATGTTATGGCATTTATTGCAGCACGGAATTTTTATCCCATCGTCTTCTGCCTTATCACGGTTTCCCTTCCCCCATATAAGGTGATGTTGTGCTTCTGTTGGCTTTCCGCAAAACACACAATAATCGTTATATTCTGTCACAATGCCTTTACTCACTGGTTCCCCTCCTATATTCTTCAACAAATTTCCGATAACTGACTGCCGCCGCGCTTCTTGGACTGTATTCCTCCAGAGGCTTCCCCATCATTATGCTTTCAGCCACTTTTTCGCTGTACCGTATTTTTTCCTTAAACATCTTATATCCCTGGTCCTGTAACCATTCAACACCAGCTACATTAGCATCGTTATTACGATACATTGTGACCAGGATTCCAAGCAGTTTTATTCCCGGGTTTCGCTCCCTGCATTCTGATATTTGGTTCTTGATAGTTTCCAGTCCATCTAACGCCCACTGGTCCAGTTTTACCGGCACAATTACGTCATCAGTGACCATTAGTGCATTTATTACATTAATCCCCATATCTGGAGGATTATCTATAATAATATAATCGTATGGCTTTCCATCCTCTGCCCTGGCATTGCGCAATGTCTCAAACTGCCCCACTTTCTCCCCTGATTTACCCATCAACTGGTATGTGGACGTCAGAAGGGACATATCGGCGCTCACCACTCCCATGCCCGGCTCACCCGTAAATCTCATGATTTTATTCACATCCCGCCCATTCAGAAGCTGGGCCGTTCCGCATATATAGTCCTCTGCATAATGCTTTCCCATGGCTTGGCTAAGGTTACCCTGTTTGTCATTGTCCACCAGCAATACGCTCTGTCCGTATTTATGGTGCAATATGTATCCCAGCTCCAGCGCTGTCATGGTCTTTCCTACACCACCCTTTAAATTGATTATGCTTATAATCCTCACTATCTTCCTCCTAAAATACATGTGGATCTTCACACGGTCTTATATCCATGCCGCGTTTCTCCGCTATCTCCTCTAAGCATTTCATACGCCATTGATTCCCTATCGTTGCTGACTGTATTTCATAATCACGCGTTTTCAATGACATAATTCTAAGTTCTCTCATTAATTTCTGGAATTCACCTGGATATATGGTGGTATCCGCTTCCAAAATTCGTTTTACGTCAAAAGGCGAATACCCTGCTCTGACACACACTTCTCTTTCGCTCATTTCAAAGCATTCGGCTAATTCATGTAATACGCTCATTTTTTCTCCTCACACTTCTTTATTGCCCGGATGACCGTCGACCTGCTACAGCCTAACATACGCGCTATCTCGTTCAATCCGTGGCCAGATGCTCTCAGCTTGGCAATTTCTATGTGTCTTTCATTGATTTTGTCCTTTTTTAGCTTTGCACATCGGACAACACCGGCAATCGCCTGCTGACTATATCCAGTCTTTTCTGCTATCTCAGCATTGCTCAGTCCACGATATGCCAAATTCATTATCTTTTTCCGTCGTTCTTCCATCCTTTCTTCCTCATTCGGCATATGTATATCTGTCCGAAGTTTTGGACGCCTTTTCACATTATATATAAGTGCTTCTTGGAGCGTCATGCTCCGCTGCATCCTTCCAAGCTGTAAGGTGATGATATTTTTATAGATACCAGTAATTAGCATTCGTCTCTTGGCCATCCTGGATCCTCCTATCCCATCACTTCTTGGGACTGATTCATAATATATAAGCGAGTCTCCTATCTTAAGAGATTTTCTGTATGCCTCTAATTCATCCCTTTTTATCGGGTTTTTTGTTTCAATTCCCATATCTGCCTCCAAATCTTCTTGATTTCTTTGGCCGTATCAGATATACTTAATTTGCACAGACTGGGACGGGGACCTTCCCTGTCCACCCGGCTGATTTTATTCAGCCGGTTTTTTATTGTAATAACTGATTGGCCTTATTGACACCGGTTTATATCCGACTCCTTCAATTGATGTGTAATTTCGGTTCTGCATTTTTTGGCAATCACATTTTTCTCCTGGGTCCAATGCTCCCCCGCAATATTCACACGTTCTAAATTGTCTTGCCATGTTTCTTATCTTCCTCCGTACATCAACAAATACATGATGACCATTGTTGCAAATCCAAGCAGGTAAAATAAGGCCGCCGACCAACATTTATAATGTTCTCTTTCTTTCCTGGCCTTCCTGCACTCATATCTCCAATAATCTTCTCCCACTGCACGGCCTCCTTCATTCTTCGCTTCTCTTATACTCATAATAGATTTCCTCCATGGTATGCGGCGTAAAGAACATCTCACGGTTATAGTAACCTCCAATCCACATGAACACCTCTAGTGCCTCTCCTTCATACCATTCCCCGGCCAGAAAAAATGTCTGGAAAACCTTCTTGTTTCCCTTCGTGTTCCATGGCGATACCCTTATTTTTATCTGGCCCGACTGGAAGTAATAGCCATATTCATCTTCCTTCATTAACTTCCTGGTCCCCAAGAGCTGCTTTGCCAGTTCTTCGGCCTTTTTCTTTGTGACCTTTCCTGTTCTCATGGTTCTTTCCTTTCCGATTCTTGTTTTTTCTCCCCTCCCGTCCTATAATGTACTTACAGGCCCCCGCCAGGGCCAAGTACTAAAGAAAAGGAGGGGTATCATATGGTTACGTTAATTTGTGCTACCTGTGGAAAAAATCATCATTTAGATTCTATTCACGATTTTTCCACCTGCTCATGTGGCGCCACTATTACTCCAGTAATTAGCGAACTTATTTCTGAGGTCGAGAATCGAATCACTGAAATTGATGCAGAAATAAATAAACGTTCATCTGAAGGTGTTTGTGGCAAATTCTCCGTGAAGTACGATTAAACCGTCAGCAGAATATACAGACACTCCAGGGCTTCTCTCAGCCTTGTTGAATCCCTTATTCCGTATTTATCCAATACTTTGATTAAGTCTTGCAACAGGTCATCGGATGTCATGGAGCTGTCTGCATATTTCTGCAATGATTCCGTTAATATCCTCCGTGAATTATTAATCTTCTCCAGCATTATCTTTTCTTCCTTGGCTTCTTCCGCTCTCCTGTCTACGATTTCTCCCACCGTCTCTTTGTAGCGTTTTGATTCTATTACCATGCTGTTTTTCCTCTCTTCCATGTTTCAGAATAATTTTTCTTTATAATCAATTACCACATGTTGAGCATTGCCCTTATCTGCTTGCTGGTAGATATTTATGGATATCTGCTTTGTTATGGTACATCCCGACAGGAGCAAAGACATTAATATGCTCACAAACAATACGACCAGCTTCCTCTTCACACTTTACCTCCAAATTTTTCTAGGGTAATATCTTGTTGATTGTTACACAATTTTTCGTTTTGGTATCAGATTTACAGGCTGTTTCACATGATGTTCTACACTCTCTTTACCATTTACCATTTCAAGCAGCAGGTCCAGGTTTACTAATCTTGTTTTCCCGGTTTTCCCGGCCTTGATATGCGGTATCTTTCCCTCCAGTACCCATGTCCTAAGAGTGCAATATGTAAGTTTAGTTTCTGGATCCTCCTGCTTGAAGTAATCAGCACATTCTTTTATTGTCCTCATTCTTGGAACTGACATTTTTATTTGTCTCCTTTCTGTTACTATGCTGAACGCGGCTCTTTTTCTTCTCTCTTTGCCTCTCTGTCCAGTCTCTCTTTAGCTTCCAAAGCATCCGTTGCAGCCTTCACGATAATAAGCGTGCTCATGTCCATTTGCTTCATCTTTTTTACTATCCCTACTATCACGCTCTCTTTTAGTGATTCTGATGACATGTATTTCACCTCCTTCTTGTCTTTTACTCCTTCACCTCTTATAATAAAGTTACAGTTTTCCTCATAAACTGAATACATTGACTATTGGAGGTGTTTTACGTGCAACTTACTTCTTATCAATTCGAAATTCTTTACTACATATACAGGCATCCGTATGTGCACTACGACAATCTTGCTATGCATTTTTCAAAAAAACGGCGTTATAAGCTACCATTTTTTTCTACATGGAAATATAATGATGCCCGGTTTATGAGTACCGTTGATGGTCTTAAAAATCGCGGTTTTCTGTTCTATACCTGCCATTCATGCCTTGAGGATGATACTGGCCAAATCTATCCCCAAGACAATGATATTGCGTCATTTGAAAATTTCCATGATGGCTCTAAATACGCTGTCTTTATTCGTACTTCCGAAAGCGGTGATGCTTTTTTATATAATCGCTTTCTCTTCTGGCTACCTTGGGGCGTTACTACCTTAATTGCTATCACAAACCTGGTCGTATCAATTTTTGGATTGCTATTAACACCATAGCCATTGCGTAAAATATCATTTGAAGGAATACGAGCAACAGATTTGGTAGGGCCTGAAATGATTCCTTCCACCCGATTATTAAAATCGCTAAAGTTGTTACGCAAAATAGTCCTATAAAAATCACCGATACCATCAACATGTGTTTCACCTCCTGCTTGTTCTCTCATTTGTGATTACATATTATCACAAATGAAATCATATTGCAATATCTTTTTATTGCTTTTTTATTTCATTTGTGATAATCTATGTTTGAAAGGAGGTGTTTCGTTTGGAAGAGCGTTTAAAGAATCTCAGAAATGCATTAAATATGAATCAAAAAGATTTTGCTCAGTCCTTAGGATTAGGACAATCCACGTGGGCTATGATTGAGGTTGGAAAGCGTGAGCTTAATGATAGACATATAAAACTTATATGCTCTATTCATAATGTTAACGAAAATTGGCTTCGAACTGGCAATGGCGAAATGTTCACCCAGTTATCGCAAGATGACGAGACAGCACATATTGTTCAGGATATGCTGGGCAGTAATACAGGAAGTTTTTATAATATCATCTTAGAAATTGCAAAAAGTTATAAAAAACTTAGCCCTAATTCTCAAAAGGCATTGAATGAGTTGGCTGACAATTTATTGGCTGGTTTGGTTAACAAAGAAGAGAAAGATGAATCCGAAATGACGTTTGATGAATTGATTGCCGAATGCCCAAAAACTCCAGAAGAGCTTGAACGCTTATATCCGCCAGTCAATATCAAGCCTAAGGTCGTCAGTAAGCCTAAGGTTATTTAACAAAACACCCAAAATTCCGAAGGAAAATTTGGTACTGAGTTTAGAACAGCATTATTTTTTGTGTCGTTCCTGAGAAGTCTAAATTATAGTAGATAGTATGTAAACTGCGATAGTATATTGCGTATATAGTCTTTCTTTTATAATAAATGTACTTCTTACTCAACATAATAACCACAACCTTTCTTGTCGGAAGATTGGGTGCAAATATGATTATATTACTGTAACTCATTGGGAAAACTGGAAATTTTTTCCTAATAAAATTTTCGTATCAAAACTACATTATAAAGGAGATAAGGATGCGAGATAAGTTACCTTCTTGGAATTCTGCATTTTTACTTACTATTGTTTTTCATTATGTATATGGCCTGTTGGGTGAAATAAACACTTCCTGGTTAACTCTAATAGAATTAACTATTACTTTTTTAGCCATGTTCTACCTTATTGTAAATCCCTACGAAAAATATATCGATGCCAAAGAAATCGAAAATGAAGAATCCAAAATACTTTTAAAAAATAAACTATCATTATTAGAAAAACAATATAATGAACTGAGTAAGCATGCTAATGAGTTGTTAGATTCCCATTCTCAACAAGAACTTTCAAAATTAGTTTTTACTCACTATAAAGAGCGAGAAGATTCTGAGCATCCTCGTCAAGAACCTTACTATCTATAAAAAACCGCCCCTGCGCCAACAGGAACGGTTATTCAGAGATACTATTGCAGGAATACCCTGTATAATATCGCTCTCACAAGCTGTATTATATCATCGGACGCCCATTTCTGCAATGGGCGTAATTTTTTACCCTTATGGAGGAAATAATATGGCATCTGTAAGAAAAAAGAACAATGGTTATGAGGTTACTGTTAGTGATGGATATGATTCTAACGGTAAGAAAGTCACTGTAAGCAGGACTTTTATCCCCGAACCAAATTGGAATGAAAAAAGAGTTCAAAAGGAATTAGAAAAATTCAAGGTTGAGTTAGAGAACCGGGTTAAACACGGTGATAATGTCAAGGCAGATAAAATAACCATTGAAAAATTATCAGCCGACTTCCTGACAGATATGAAGCCGCCTGAACTCTCTCATACCACATATGAATCTTATAAAAAAATCATAGAACAGCGCATTATCCCACACATAGGCCAGGAACGCATTACACGGGTTAATGGTCATACTGCAAAAATGTTTGAAGATGCTGTCAGATCCGAAGGGCGACTTGATAAAAGAAAGGGGCCTATCTCAGAGCAGACTATCAAACGAATGACTTTAGTTTTGAGCGCCATGCTCTCCTATGCGGTAAGCCTTGGGTGGCTTTCCATGAACCCACTTATTTTTTCCGGTAAACAGCGCAGGAAGCAGAACAAAAAGAAAGAATACGAGGTTGCGTATCTTTCTATAGAGCAGGTAAAAAAATTCCTTTGGATTCTGGATAATCCGGTTAAAATACGTCGGAAGGCTCATGTTTCCAAACGTGGAAATAAGGCGATTGAAACAAAAGAATATTATCAACACTGGCAGCTGGATACAAAATGGCGTTTCTTTTTTTACCTCTCCTTATTTACAGGTGACAGAAGAGGCGAAAACATTTCCCTTACCTGGGATAACATTGATTTTGAAAAATGTACTGTAAACATTTCAAAATCAACAGCAAAAACCGAGGATGGGGTATTATTAAAAGATACTAAAACTCACGCGAGCCGTGTTACAGTCGTTCCCTCTTTTGTCATGCAGGTGGGCAAGGAGCTTCTGGCAGAACAAAAAAGAATCTGCCTATCTCTTGGCGATAAGTGGCAAGGGTATCGTGGCCGTAGCTTTAATAAGAATTTCGTATTTACATCCTGGGATGGCTCTCAGATGCATCTGGACAGCCCTAGAAGGGAATTTAAACGGCTTATACGTATCTATAATGAAAATGTATCCACCAGTGAAGATGACCGGCTTCCTGAGGCTGCTACGCTTCACAGCCTGCGTCAGCCTCTATTCTAATATCTAATAATATGGATCCACAATCCGTTGCTGGTATCCTGGGACATGCTAAGTCTACCACTACTTTGAATATCTATTCGTATTTTTTTAAATCTAAGAATCAGGAAGCAGCTAATATTATGGAGAATGTTTTGCTCAATCCTACCGAAAAAACATCAATAGTAGGATGATAGTAGGATATCAAAAAGAAAAGAACCCCATTTGGAGTTCTTTTCTTTTTGATTATACTTGTTTTTCCTTGTAAAACCGTACTTTTTCAATCAAGCCACTGGCCGGACTCGAACCGGCGACCCACGCATTACGAATGCGTTGCGCTACCAACTGCGCTAC